ACTGGGTGATTTCCGCAAGGCGGTCCTGTGGGACCGCGAAGCCGCCAGCATCCAGGTCAGCGACAGCCACGAGGACTTCTTCATCCGCAACATGGTCGCGATGCTGGCTGAGATGCGAGCGGCCTTTGGGCTGATCCGACCGTCGGCGTTCGTTGAGATCGCCCTGGAGGCCGCCAGCTAATGGTAGCTGTCAACATCCTGTGCCGAAACCCGCACGATGACCGTGTAATACCCAGGTTCTCGCGCTACCTCTCCGACCGGAACGGCTGGATGTTGACGGCAAAGCTAGTAGACTCGCACGCCGAGGTGGTCTACCTCTCGGGCTACTTCGAGTATCAGATCGTGGGGCGGTGGCCGAGCGTGCCGGTTGCCGCCTACTTCACCCACCGCGAGGCGGAGGGGAGCGCGAAGGCGAAGCTCTTTGACAATGTGGCCGGGCGCGTGCAACTGCGGATCGCTACGGCTGCCATGTACGCCGAGTACTTGGCGCAGTTCGGACCGACGGTGCAGATTCGGCCGCCGGTCGAGCGTGATCAGTTCACTATCCCAACCAGGAGGAACGGCCGGCAGCTGGTGGCTGGGTTCAGTGGCTTCAGCTACCGCAGCGGGCGCAAGGGTGAGGACCTGGCGCGCCAGGTCGTCAGAAGTGATGCGGGACGGCAGTTGGAATGGCGCGCATCGGGGCGGGGCTGGCCTGTGAAGACGGAGCGACTGCGCTGGGCCCAGATGCCGGCCTTCATGCAGAGCCTGGATATCCTGATCGTGACGTCGCTGATCGAGGGCGTGCCGATGCCGCCGCTAGAGGCACTCTCGTGTGGCGTTTCTGTGGTCGTGCCGCGGGGTGTGGGCCTGCTGGATGAGCTACCGGATGTGTCGGGGATTCATCGCTATAAGCGGGGTGATGCCGCCGGGCTCGTCAAGGCACTCCAGGAGGCCGTGGAGCGGCGGGCCGACGTAGATCGGGAAGCCCTGCGGGCGGTCACCGAGCCCTATACGATCGAGAACTGGTGTGCGGAGCATAAGCGTGCGATCGAGGCGCTGATGGAGGGGCCCGATGCGGGGATCAAACGGGAGAAACAGCAAGTGGTGAGACCGGTGAAGATCGGGGGAGTTCAGCAGCCGATCGAACGAGGAACACGCAGCGCGCGAGGGATCTACTGCGTAGCATTCGGCGATCCGGCCCGCACGTGCGCGCTGAAGATGATGCAGACGGCGAAGCGGCACATGCCGGAGATTCCGATCTGCCTATGCTCTGATCGCAAGATCGGCCCCGAGGACGTGCTGATCGTTGAGGAGGACACCGACATCGGCGGCCGGCGGGCCAAGCTCAGGGCATATGAGCTGGCGCCGGCGGAGTGGGAGGCCGTCCTCTACCTTGACGCCGACACAGAGGTGGTAGGCGATATTCGGTTCTACTTCCAGCTCATCGAGGATGGGTGGGAGTTCGTGATCTGCAAGGACCCGCATCTGATGGACACGATGCACGCCTTTCGCCGGCCGAACAACCTGGAGGAGCTGGAGGAGACCATCGCGGAGATCCACACCGGCCACACACTGCAGTACAATGGTGGCGTGTGGGCGTTCGGGAGACACGAGCGGGTGGCGCGGTTCTTCACCCGCTGGCTGGCTGAGTGGGAGAAGCACGCGCAGCGCGACCAGGGCGCGTTGATCCGCGCGATGTATACAGAGCCGCTGCGGGTGTACCTCCTGGGCAATGAGTGGAACACATTCCCCAAGTACACCCGGGGGATCAAGACGGCCGGGCTGATGCATTATCCGGGCCGCGCCCGGCGCTGGACCGGTATGATCCCGGGGCGCATCGACAGCGAGACGGCCTGGGCGGCGGTGAAGCGGTTTGAGAGGTTGCATGGATAGGCGAGCGTTCATCGTGATAGGGCCTGAGTCATCGGGGACGAAGTTCCTGACCAGGCTGTTCGTGAAGGCCGGGTGCTATGGCGACGCCTGGCACAAACAGCGGCTGGATACTGAAGAGCCCAACGAGCCCCTGGTCGTGCTGCGTCGCAGCTATCCACACGGCGGGGAGTGGCCTGACCTGCGGGAAATCGTGGAGCGGTTCAAGGGATACGATGTGCGAGTGATTCTGATCGTTCGCTCCCAGCAGTTCACTGTGGCATCCAGGCGGCGGCACGCCAAGGGCGATCTGCATGGGCAGGCGCTGGAGGCGCTGCAACGGATTGGCAGCCAGTGGTGGGAGTGCAGTGTGCCAGGGGCGTGGATTACCTATGAGGCGCTGGTGCGGTATCCGAAGAATACGATTCACTGGCTGTTCGGCTGGTGTGGGCTGCCGATACCTAAGGGCGTGAAGATCAAGGATGGCAACGAGAAGTATGTCGGGGGCGGTAAGTGACAGCCGGCTGAGAGTTGAGGGGCTGAATGGCTTGGCAGGAACTTGTAGATAAGCGCACCAGGCGCAGTCGCACTTACCAGGACGACGCAAACCCAAGACGGCATTCCTGGGATGGCACGCTGGCAGCGTTGCACTACGAGTCGGTTCCCGACTCTGGGGTTTGTGATGCCGAGATCGACTGCACCCCGCTGCGCGTCGACACCGCGGCCTTCGACGGCTGGCGGGTCGAGCAGAACGGCTGGCACTATGCGCTCGGCAAGGACCTGGCCCACCACGGCGATCAGGACGGCTGGGTCGGGTTCGGCGGCCGCCGGGGTGCACACTGGCTCAAGTTTCGCCTAGCGCGAGTCGGCTATCTGCACTGGCCGACCCGCAGCTGGGATGACCTGGGCGGGCCGCCCAGCTACGACCGGGGCAACTTGGCCCGGCAGACAAGCACGTTGACAATCGGACCCAACGCCGACCCGGTCACCGCTGCGGCGCTGGCCACCTGGGAGCGGCTGTGGACCACGCCCGACGGAGGCCAGCTCGACGTGCGCTGGCTGGCCCGCGGCGACGGCCTGCGCGAGACGATCGTCATCAACCAGGCCGGGCGCGAGTGGATCGAGGCCAACCGCCCGCCCACCACCCCGGCCAATGAGACCTGGTTCGGCTTTGTTTTCCGCCTTGACTGGTCGGACGTGCCGCAGGTCGTACGGGACAGCGTCGTTCTCGACCTCGACGCCGACTTCGCGGATGACGGGGAGCGGATCGAGCTGCGAGACGCGCTGGACCGGCTGCTGGCGTTCATGCCAGTAGCCCGGGGATGGGTCGAGGGTCACATCGAAGACGAGGCCCAGTTCCAGCTGCGCAAGAGATTCTGGAAGGACGTCGACGGCAACCACTACCTGCTGGTGGGCGTGCGATGCGACACGTTGGCAGCACTGCCAGCGGGCGGCCTGGTGTTCGACCCCACGGTGGACGAGTCGGTCGGCGCGGACAACGACGATGCGCATGAGTTTGGAGATGGCACCTTTTCAACTCAGCCCTCTCTGGCCCAGATTCAGGTTCAGACTGCCTCCAGCGACACCAGCGTCAACTATCGCTGTGGTGGCTGGCGTTTCCAGACAGTGGCGGTACCGAACGGAGCGATCGTCGACACTGCATACTGGGAGGCCAGCATCGAGGGTAGCAACGATGATGCTGATTTTTACCTATATGGGAACGACGTGGACGACGCCGTCGATTTCAGCTCCGATGCCAACATCATCAGCCGCACTCGCACCACGGCCAATGTTGCGTTCACGGACAACAATATCGGAAGCGGCTATTACGGTAGCTCGTACGAGATCGCGACCATCATCCAGGAGATCGTCGACCGCGGGGGTTGGTCATCCGGCAACGATATCGTCCTGCTGGCGATCGCGGACGTTACACCAGCGACCAAGCACGTCGATTTTGAGGACTACTACCACCCGAGCACGAACGACGTGGCGAAGTTGCACATCGAGTACACAGAATCGGGCGCGACGTATACACTGACCGCCGACCAGGGCACCCACAACCTGAGCGGGCAGGGGAGCGACCTGCTGGCGGGCCGCAAGCTCACAGCGGATTATGGCACTATAGCCATGTCCGGGCAAGCGGCGGGGTTGTTGCGCGGTTATCCACTCACTGCAGACCAGGGCACGTATTCCCTGGCCGGCCAAAGCACCGCGGTATTGGCAGCCCGGTTGCTAACGGCCGCACAGGGTACCCATACGCTCATCGGTCAGGCGGCGGGGCTTTTGTCTGGCCGCCAGCTCGCGGCCGAGCAGGGAAGCTACATCCTTTCTGGGCAGGAGGTGGCGCTGCTGGCGGGGCTGCTGCTCACGGCTGAACAGGGCAGCTACACGCTGGCAGGCCAGGCAGCGGACCTGTTGCTGGGTCTCACCCTGGCCGCCGAACAGGGGTCGTATACAGTCACTGGCCAGGCGGCTGACCTGTTGGCCAGCCTGGTGTTGATTGCCAGTCAAGCTAGCTATGTCCTCGATGGGCAGGATATCCAGCTCATCTATACGCCCATCGGCGGCTACACACTGGTCGCGGAGCAGGGCAGCTATACGCTGAACGGCCAGGCTGTCGACTTGCTGCGCGGTCTGTTGCTGGTAGCTGCCCAGGGCGCCCATAACCTGACGGGCCAGGCCGCGGGCTTGCTGGCCAGTCGTCTACTGGCGGCCAGCCAGGGGACCTATGCGCTGACGGGGCAGGATGCGGCACTGCTGGTCAGCTACCTGTTGAGCGCCGGGCATGGGACCTATGCGCTAACAGGGCAGGATGCACAGCTCGTCTATACACCTATCGGCGGCTATACACTGGTGGCCGAACAGGGGAGCTATGCGCTCGCAGGACAGGCG